AAGCATCCTGGTTTGGCGTCATTTAGGAAATGCGTCAGCAGTCACATGCCCCGCTTGCCGGTGTTGGCCCCACGTGAAGTGGTGTCATTATACACTGGGTCCAAGCGGAAATTGTATGAGATCGCTGAGCAATCCTTGACAGTCACGCCACTCCGGGATTCCGATGCTTTTCTATCCTCCTTTGTGAAGTTTGAGAAACAGGATGTTTGCAAGGCACCCCGCATAATCAATCCTCGAAGTCCGCGTTACAATCTGAGCCTTGCTCGTTACCTCAAGCATGCTGAAAAGCACTTCTTTGTGGCGATCAACAAGGCTTTTGGCGCTCGAACCCCGGCGACCGTCATTAAGGGCTTTAACGCAGACAAAACTGCAGAAATACTTCGCGCCAAATGGGATCGCTTCAAGCGGCCCGTTGCCGTGAGTCTGGATGCAGAGAAGTTTGACATGCATTGTGGGGTGAATGCCCTCAAGTATGAGCATGGGTTTTATACCCTACTCTACCCGAGGGATTCCGAACTCCGTAGGCTTTTACGCCTCCAGTTACACAACCGTGGGTGTGCGCGTTTGCGCGATGGCAAGGTCCGCTTTGCCATTCGTGGGACGCGCTCATCAGGCGACATCAACACCAGCTTGGGGAATTGCATCCTCATGTGCGCGTTGATGTACGCATACGCGGGGTCTGCTGGTCTGGACATGGAACTTGCCAACAATGGAGACGATTGTGAGGTTTTCCTTGAACAAGAGGACCTCTGGAAACTCGATCGCCTCCCGGAGTGGTTCAGGCTGCGTGGATTTTCCATGCAGGTTGAGCCACCAGCCTATGAGTTCGAACAGCTCGACTTCTGCCAAACCCGCCCTATCCTGACCGACGGGGCGTGGAGGATGGTGCGTAATTTGCGCACCTGTCTTGCCAAAGATGCCATCTGCCTGACTTCCGTGCCAAACGACAAGTGCTATCAACGTTGGTTGTATGCTGTCGGGGAGTGTGGCTCCATCCTCTGCTCGGGTGTGCCGGTGCTGCAAGAGTATTACCAAATGCTAATGCGGCATGGCGTGCCCTGTGGTGAGGGGTTCCGGACTGAGGTTTTCCGGAACCGGAGCCAGCTCCAATTGGCACGTGGTGTCAGGACTGCGGTGCTCACGGATGCCGCGCGCGTGTCTTTTTATTACGCGTTCGGCATTGCACCAGATCTCCAGCTGGAAATCGAGCGGGCGTTACGCTTGCACAACATTCAACAGCTGGGCACACAGATCATTCAGAGGGATGACTTGCACCTGTTACCGGGGTGTAACATTGTCGCACATCTCTAGACAATGGCAAAGCAAAACAAGAAAATCATCGTTAGCGTCAAGCCGCGAAAGGCTAAGAAAACAAAAGAAAAATCCAGTCAAGTTGGGGCCATTGGACAGGCCCTGCGTGTACTTGGTGGGCTCGGAGGAGGTACCGTTGGTGCCATGCTCGGCCATGGCGATCTTGGTCGCCAGGCGGGGTCAAGCCTCGGGGCTGCGCTCAGTAGGTGGCTCGGAACAGGGGACTACGCTGTGACCAGCAACTCGTTGGTATCACGTGTGAAGTCAACTGAATCCGTGCCAATGATGCATGTTAATAACCAGAGTGTTATTATCCGACACCGCGAGTTTGTGGGTGAGGTCCGTGGTAGCACGTCGTTTGCAATTGCGCAAACGCATGTGCTCAACCCGGGCCTGTCCGCATCCTTTCCATGGTTGTCTGCTGTGGCCAACTCCTTTCAGGAGTACAAAATCCGCGGCATGGTATATCACTACGTCCCGAGCAGTGGCATTGCCGTTACTGGCAGCTCCGCACTCGGCACGGTTATGATCTACACCAGCTACCGTTCTAACGACTCACCACCAGGCCAGAAGGTGGAGCTGCTCAATGAGTATTTTGCTTCCGAATCTGTTCCCTCGGAGTCGTTCTGTCACCCCATTGAGTGTGACCCCAAGGAGAACCCGTTCAACATTCAGTATGTGCGGGCTCGTGAGGTCCCATCCGGTGACAACCGGTTGCTGTATGACCATGGAGTCACCTATGTTGCCACATCTGGCCAGCAGTCAGCTGGCACGGCACTGGGTGACTTGTGGGTGACGTACGAGGTTGAACTCAAGAAGCCTATCGTAACGTCTAACGTCACTGCGCGTGACGATTCGTACGTCTATGGCGCCAATTGGCTTGGGGGTGGTTCTCACTCCGGCATGTGGCCGACGCCGCCTGCTGGCACCACCGTCGTCAACTACGGCATGTCGGCTGTCACTTTCACTGGTAGCACGGTTACGTTTGCTCCTGGCACTACTGGCAAGTACTCACTTACTTGGCGGTATTATGCCGATGGGAACTTCAACACAACCACTTACCCTTCGGGAGTTACAGCCACAAACTGTGTGACGTACAACCCGTACAATGGTGCTGGGGTCTCCAGCAACCTGTACAACCCACGAGCTGTTGCGGATGGGATTGACGAATGGGACTTCCACGTCTATGTAGATTTGGATGCTGCCACGCGTTCCTCCCCTTCCACAGTGTTGGTTACTACATCCCCCACAATTGTGTGGTCTACGGGATTGAGTTACACCTT